CTCCAGGGCTGACTTGAAATGGCATGGTTTATTCTCCCTTACGAAAAAACGTTAGCAGATTTATGTGTATATGCTATGTTCTATTTATTATTTTATGTTTTTAATTAGCTAAAAATGGATCAAACTGATCGGGAGAAACATCAATCGGCTCATTTCCATACGATATGTAACCTTCATCTACTATAAAGGGTAGAAGATCGTCTTCCATTGCCGCTTCAACTAAAACTTTATGAACATCGTTTTCAGACATGTCTTTAAAGTAAGGTTGGTTAATCAACCACGAGAATAATACTAAACCCATAACGAGATCGTCGTTTCCGTCTTCAGCTTGAAATGTATTTCTCACGCTTACAAACCTAAACAATTCGTTGATGGTGTCAAAGTCGCATACTAAAAGCTTATCGCTTTCTATCAACGTTTTTAAGTTACTGCATCCTATACGCTTTACTTGGGTAGTCGTTCTGACACCCATTTGCGTTCTTGTTCCAAACCCTCCCGTCAATTTTTGTCCGGCTGCTATCGATTTATCGACGGTCAATATGCCTTCATATTCTAAGTCATAATGTAAACTATCAACGACCTGTTTTCCTATATCATTGATTTCTACAAGAATCAAAGCCTCATTGTAATATATTCCAATATTTCTTATGACGTCTGGAAAAACTAGCGTATGAATTATATTGTTCTTATATGTTGCAACTTGTCTGTATGGAACAGATGTGATATCGATGACTTGACATATAGAATAATCTAATCCGGCACCTTGAGCTACATCGACTGTAATGATGTATTTATTACCTTTAACCGGAGCCGTATAAACTTTAAGATCTGATCCAAAATATGGAACTGTCTTGATCGGATAAGTGAACACCAATGTCTGTAATTTAGAGGGATCAATAAGCGTGTTGGATGAACCTAAGAACTCACAACCATATTCCACCCTAAACTGCTGTTCAGATGTATTACGAATAGTTTCAAGTTTCCATTTTTCATCACGACCAGGAGTATCTGACCAATGAACGTCAATGCCATGATAATCGTTCTTATTGTCTTGACTATCTGCCCATAATTTATAGAATAGATTTAAGCCATTCGGAGTAGAAGTAATCAATACTTTTGAAGTAGAACCTGACGAGATCGTAGGATATACTGATGCGAAGAATTGTTCTTGTAAGTTATTTGGAACGAATGCAAACTCATCGAGATAGATCATATTAAAAGATCCACCACGGATAGCTGAAGATGATGTTGCAGACGCTAAGATCTTAGATCCATTTTCAAGTTCAATATTACCCTTGTTCCACTCAACCACACCTTGCTGTAGCCATTTAGGAAGATGTTCATAGGCAAACTGAATACGAGACAGAATTTCACGAGACTGTGCGGCTTTATGAGCAAGAATGGCTACATTATAATTTTCGTTGAAAAGAGTATGCCATAATATTACGCCGACGATCGTAGTCGTTTTACCGCACTGACGAGGCATCTTACATATAACAAATCGATTGTCGCAAGCAGATTCAACTATACTCTGTTGATATGGATATAGTTTAAACGTAACCAGACCAAGATCGATATTGACGATCTTTACATAGTTCTGAATAAAATAGACTGGATCTTTAGCGCACTTTACATATTCCTGAATCTGTTCAGCTGTAAAGTTGATCGCTACATTGGATTTCTTGATAAGTGGATTACCAAGATAACTATCAGAAGCCATATTATTCGCCCTTCAAAAGTTTCTGAAGCTCCGCAGTAGATCCTATGAATAGGTTGTTAGTGACGTTATTGTTATCAATCTTATTTTCAGCTTTTTCTATTCGCTTTTTCTTTTCAGAAAGTTCAAGCAAATCTTTATTTGAGGCCGATAAAGAATTAATCAACGTAGAAACTACTTCATAACTTCTTGGATGCTGAGATAAGTCTGCCACTTCTATCATCTTATCTAATGCCAGACTTCCTTTTTCAAGGATACTTCTTAGGTTCTTTCGGGCAAACGTATAGTCGTCATCTTCTTCTTGAAAATGTTCTATAGTGATTTCTTCAAATTCTGCGATGTCTAATGCGTCTGATATAATTTTATCTGATGCGTTCATGTTATCGTATCCGATATCCCATCAAAATCTATTATGTATCCATAGTTGTCATCAGCATCTATCAAAGAAATATCTACACTTGCTGATGCATTTGCAGTAGGAGAGCCATTTGCTAGTAGACCGGGAGTTATGGTTATTCTTTCAGAGATAGGAGTTCCTACAGCTTCATCTGCTGAAGTATCACCAGGTGGAACATATAGGTTAGTGTAGGTTCTCTTGATAACTCCGCTCTTTCTGATTGGTCCAAATAACTGAGCTTTCAGCGTAAATCCCAATGAATATACTATAGCACGACGATTTATAAAATCACCTTCATAAGTATCTTGTAAACTCGTAGTGTTTAATATAACCGGAACATCTACGTTCAAACCTAAATCAGGAATCATATTCAATGTCATAGTCCATTGCGGCGTAAAATATGGCAATATCTGTTCTACGATTCGCGCAGCATCATTAGTAGTCTTCGCCATAATATCAAGAGTTATGCCTAAATTATAAGGCACGGGTTGATATTGATACAACAATTGTGAAGTGTTCGAAGAATTTTGTTTTACATTTCTATTTAACGTATTAAGCTTGCGTTCTGGATCATATGAAATGTTGACGAGTTCAAACGCCATACGAGGAAGCACCATAGCAAATGGACGTGTTAAATCTGGATCGTCTTCTGATCTTGCTAAAAACTTTTCTTTTGGACCATATGATAATGGTACTTTTATCGTTTGAATAGTTTCATTGCTCGAATTTACGCGATTAATGTGAATATCATTAAAAAGCGTGCCAAAAGCAACTATGTACTTTCTTATGGCGCCATGATAGAATGTATTAAACATCTTAATAATTTCCTTCTGAGAATGGATTTGCCTCAGAGAAATCTAATATATTATCAGCTTCTGTTTCAACCTCAGTATTATCTTCAAAAGAATCTCCGACCTGAGTAACGAAGTTAAATTGTTCTTGAACAAGATCGTATCCATCTTCATCCTGAAGAACATATGAATCTTCTGTAAGCATACGATAATTAGAGAAGTCAAACGAATATTGCTCTTCTTTAGAATCAATTTCTGGAATACCAGTATTAAGTTTTTCGTTTGAGTATTCCCAAAGTTCACATACCAAATCAAACGTTTGTAGAGAACCTAGTTGATAGAATATAGCTTCATGTTCAACGAATTTAATTATAAAGATTTTTTTATTTAATGGCAAATAGATAAGATCGCCTTCTCGTGGTCTAGCTAATTCATCTACATTACCAATCTCATCAAAGAAAGTTCTACGAGCTATTGTAAACGTTATCTGATCTCTGATCTGGAGATTAAACTTAGATAAGAAGTCTCCTTCTCCTTGAAATCCAGACACATCTTTGATGTACATATCAATAAAAAACGATTGATTATATTCTGATACGCTGTCTTCACCACCAATCTCGTCTTTATTTTTCAACTGTCTTGGAATATAATACACGTCATGTCCATATATTTTTATGGATTCAATGATAAGATTCTCGATCAAGTTCTGTTCCATAGAACTTGTGAAGTTATTGAAGAAGACTGAGGTTGCCATTAGATATATTTCAACCTACCATATCCATAACGGGTAATGAATAACTGCTAATCATCTTATCTTCTAAGTCTGTAATTTCAGCAACAGCATCATTATAGATCTTCTCGCCATTAAACGTTAATCCGCCGGGAAGCTGCATACCAGTAAATTTAGTTAGATTAGAACCCCATTGACGTTTAATCAGAGCTGTTGCGTATCTCAACAACCATTGATCTTTCCAGACGTCAACATATTCAGTTGGATCTATGATCTGATAAGCTTCAACAAGTAGATATTCATTTGAGAGTGAGTTCCAATCCATATCGATATACAGACGATTCATATGGCGATTAAACCGTAGAAGTTGTTTACCGACTAACATTTCAGAAATCAGCGAAAGATGCTCCATGACCATGTAATAAGGAACCATCGATACAGATGTAAGCGTATATAGATCGTTTAATGCAATCTGATAACGAATATTAAAGAGGTCATCGGAACGAATAGATGGATCGGCAATATTGAAAAGATTCACTGCTCCGATTACATTGTCTGGAACTGTAATATACTTATTAGTCTTATCAGTATCTGTGACTAAATGCTTATAATAGATCTTCTCTGTGCCATCAAAATGATAGTCCCAATAATAACGAAGAGCATCATCAACACGATCTTCTACTTGATCATCATCGACGTTGATTTCGATGACAGGTTTGCCTAGTCGTCTTAGACAATATTCTTTAAATGCAGCACGAGTAGTTGGAACAGCCATACATTTCTCCGAGATTTATAGAATATTTATGTAGCGTTATCGAGTTACTTCTGAAGTAACCGTGACTATTCCCTCTTGGACTCTTGTTACTATCGCAGCATTACTCGTAATTTCACAGTCATAGACATATCTACCATATGAAATATTGGCAGTAGCATTAGCAGAAAGAGAAAGAGTGACCGTACCAGAGTTTGCAACTGTAACTACAAATGATGTAGAGTTAGTAGACGAATAGTGTCTACGCATCTGAGCAGCACCTGTATAGTTAGTCAAATCCATAACATCACCGTTTGAATCTTTAACCGTGATGGTGTTACTGAATGTAGCGCCTTGATCTATGACTAGGTTTGCTTTTGTCGATGCCATATTTAATCCAGAAAGTTTGGTTTCTTCTATTTATTATTTATAGAGTACCAGTTTCTATTTAATTTAGTATCAGCATTTACTATTGGAAAACTAAGAGAGATTCTTTTTTTAAGTGGAAAGCATTCATGATATTGATGTTTAGGTACATAGATCATATCGCCTGATTCTAGGTCACATTCAAACTCTACATCTAAATCCTTGCCATTCACATTGTATTCAAAGTTACAATCTTTGGCGCGTTGCTTATAGACTTTCCAATGACACTTGCCAGTTTGATGTAATATTATATTGTCAGC